TCCAAATAACTCCAATGGATAAATACCGCCATGCTTAAAACATTCTTTGGCATATTCTGTTCTGTTATCTTGATACACCCTTGAAACTTCAACATCATTCTCAATAACAACAGTCATATCATCATAAATACAGGTAGCTTTATAGTTCATTTCTCTTGTGCCTTTCTTAATAGTAGATAAGCAAAATAATGTTGCTAAGTTGTGAAGCCTTGTTGCATGGCAATACCATCCTCATGCGATTCTGCCCACAATTTATTTATTTCCTCATCTGTTAGTTCTGCTTTATAAGACACATATTCCCCAGCCATATGACTAGCAGTTCTATCAAACGCTTCGTCTTGTTCTTCTACTGGATGGGTATTATTCTGCATAATTTCATGCAATTCTTCTGCTTGTGGCTCATCTTCAAAGAATTCTTTTACTGGATGGGTATAGAGAAAGTAACCATTATGTTGTTTAGGATTATCGTCATACCATTGGATATTGTTTTCGCAATTTGTATTGACTATTGCTACTGGTTCAGTATTCATCTTTCCATCCATATCTTAAAAATAATTAAACCAATAAAAACCCAAAAAGCCATTCCACTTAATAAAAAGAATAAAAATAGTGTGTCCATTATTTTGCTTTCCTGGCAGCTATTTCTCGCTGAAGTATGTACCAAAACTCAGATTTAATGGGATTCATGCTTGCAATGCCATTAAGACACCTTTTTGATAGTCTTTGGCTTTAGATATAAGCTCAACTGCTACCTTATCTTTTTTTAAATCCCCATAAGCCTGGGTATAAGCTTCTTTTAATAAATCTAAAGACTTGGATTCTTTGATAACTTCAACCCATTCTTTAGCTGCTTTGGACAGGTCTACTTCTTCTTCATCAGGCAAATCTTCACCAGCATAGATATAAAGGCCAATACCAAATAGACTTATGGTCTTAACTAAACAGCGCATCATGGCTGTATTTACATCCATTGCATTAGGGTTTGGAATGGCTTTGTTCATATTGTTAAGAACTGGCATCTGGCAAGTCATAGANTTACCCATAGCAGTTACAGTACAAAAAACCATAACTGACTCTGCAAAATAAACAGGGTCCCCAAAAGTCCATGTAGCAGATGGGTCATTTTGAAGTAGGGTATCAACTGCCCAGGTCCAAGAAAGATAAGTAAATTTACCTTTCTTTTCGGTATGCTCATTGACATTGATAAGTCTTAATTCATTAAAAGTTTTCATCACTTACTCCTTAATATGGGATTTTGGCTTCAGAAATCATATCAATTTGGTCGCAAATCAATTTATCGACCAATCCATCAAGCATTGATACTGCATGACCTTTGATGGAATCTTCATTTTCAAGATACTTTTTAAGAATGATTAGCTGAGAAATCAGGGCTTCATCTTTATTAAACCGATTCCAAATTGCATCTTCTTTGTAGTCGATTGTTGCTGGTTTTGTAGGTTTTGTAGTCATCACTTACTCCTTAGTATTGTTCGGTAACCATGCGAGTTGCATAGTATTCATTGTATTCATAAGACAAACACCATAATTTGCGACCTAAAGCTTCAAAATCTTTGTTTTCAAGCATTTCTTCTAATTGCTTAATAACTTCTGGGTCTTGTACTCCAGAAAAAGCTTCATTGAAAGGACCCCATTTACAAGGGTTAAATTCATCCTTCATAAGCTCATTGACTTCATATTGCAGCTCATCAGAGTCCATATCATCATCTTCTGGCTCATAGTAGGCATCGTGTCTAGACATTCCCATGATTAAACACCTCCATAAACAAACATGGCAGCCAATAGAACACCTAAAAGAATTACACCAACAACATCAAAAATTTTGGAAATCATGCTGTTACCTCTTTAAAAAGATTAACTGCACGATTAATGGCTGATTGGCGAGTAAGTGCAAAGTCTATAACTTGACCACCATTTGCAATCTTCCAAGTACCTCTATAGCTTTTGGCAACATAGTAGGTGTCGTTTTCGTTTGAACCTAGAACTAGGCGAAAAACATTGTTTTGGATTTTGGTTATTAACATTTTATTTCCCTTCATCACTTGTTTATAAAATTTACTGCATAGGTGTTACTATACACTAAAAAAACACTTTGCAACAACTTTTTTAATTATTTTCATAAGGACTTACCCTAATAAAACACTTTTTTGATGTTTTACAAAGAATTATGATAATATACAGGAAATAGAAAGGATTTACATGAAACCGATGGACTTATTAAGAATTGAGTTTGGGTCATTAAAAGACCTAGCAGAAAAGCTAAAAATCAAGCCTAACACCGTTTATTTATGGGGTCAATCACAAATACCTATGAAATATTTAAAAGAAATTGAGGCGCTTTCTGATAACAAATTGACGAGAGAAGTTTTACGGCCAGACCTATTTAAAAAGGGTTGAAATGCACTATTACCAACATAACATTGGGGACTATCGTAAAGATACTTCCCACCTTTCTTTGCTAGAGCATGGCATTTATAGGCAACTTTTAGATACTTATTATTTGGATGAAATGCCGTTAAGCAATGACCTTGCTAAACTTATGCGTTCGCACAGCGTTCGCAATGCGGATGAACAACAAGCGCTCCAAAATGTATTAACTGATTTTTTTGAGTTAACCGAAAATGGGTATATACACAAGAGATGCGAGGATGGAATAACTAAATTTCATGGCAAATCAGCTAGTGCAAGGGCATCGGCAATGGTGCGTTGGGGCAGTAAACATAAGGAATCTAATGCTAACGCAATGCCAACGCAATCCAAAGGCAATGCTAACCAGAAACCAGAAACCAAGAACCAAAAACCAAGAAAAGACATTTCGCCTATTGGCTTTGATTTATTTTGGAATGCTTATAACAAAAAAGTAGGCAAACCTAATTCATTAAAAGCATGGGCAAAAATTAAACATAGTGATGATTTATTAAAAATAATAGTTTCAAAAGCACTTGCAGATGCAAACGCTAAACCTGATAACAAGTTTAGAAAAGACCCTGAACGATGGCTTAAAGGTCAACATTGGTTAGATGAAGTAATTATTAAACAAGAGGCAGAAATTAAAAGCCTGCCATTGGGAACTGACCAACAAATAGAAGCGGCCTATCGTGCCGAATGCGGTGACCCATCAAAGGCAAGGTTTAATTCTTATTATGAAATGAGAAATTTTATTGTAGCTCAACGAGAAAAAAGGAATAAGTGATGGCAGATTTTAATTTGCATGGTTTTGATTTATTTGGTGATCCTATTAAACCCAAAGCAAGCGGCATTGTTGCTGAAAAGTTTACTTTTCCACCATTTACTATCCTAGACGCAAAGCAGGGGGAATGGCAAGAACGAAAGCGTAAATGGCTTTCTATTGGCATTAAAAGCGAAATAGGACGTGGTGATAATTTGTTAATGGGTGATGGTGTTGATGAATTTGATAAATATCGAGATAAAGAAAAAAACAAATTTGGCAAATGCAACACTTTTACTCCTGAAAATATGTTTGATGCTTATGGCAGAGCCCCTATGAACGCTACTAGCGTGTTTGACCCTGTAGTTTGTGAGCTTATGTATAAATGGTTTTGTCCGACAAATGGACAAATTATTGATTGTTTTGCAGGCGGCAGCGTAAGAGGCATTGTTGCTGGTGCTTTGGGTTTTAAATATTGGGGCTGTGATTTAAGACAAGAACAAGTTGAGGCCAATCAAATCCAAGCAAAAGAATTATTTCCTGAATCAAATATTAAATGGGAATGCGGTGACAGTTTAATAACTATGGATAAATCTCCTGAAGCAGATTTTTTATTTTCTTGCCCACCATATGGAGATTTAGAAGTTTATTCAGAAATTTCTGAAGATTTGTCAAATATGGAACATTCTGATTTTGTAACTGCATACAGAAAAATTATTGTAAACAGCGTTTTAAGGCTTAAAAACGATAGTTTTGCTTGTTTTGTTGTTGGTGATTTTAGAGATAAAAAAGGTTTTTACCGTAATTTTGTTAGTGAAACTATTAACGCTTTTGAGGATGCAGGGGCTAAACTTTATAACGAAGCTATTTTGGCAACAAGCGTAGGCACAGCTTGTTTACGAGTAACTAAGCAATTTAATTCTGGCCGTAAATTAGCTAAAACGCATCAAAATATTTTAGTTTTTTGCAAAGGTGACCCTAAAAAAGCCTCAAACAAAATTGAACAATGCTAAACAACAACTTCAATATGACATTGATTGGTTTATTGGATGCGCCAAAAGAAGAGGTTGGGAACATTTGCTTTGGCAAATTGAAGCCCATTCACAGGCTGAATTATTAAAAATTGAAATTAAAAAACAATGGAATAAAAATGAATCTTGAACAACTTAATGAAAACAGGATAGAAATGGCTCTTACAAAGCTTGCAGAAACAAATGAGCTTCATGCTGCACTAGGAGGACAAGTAAATTACCTTGCAGAAGGCATTAAACAAGCCAAGGCGCACTCATTTTTACTTTCTGANGGGGGAGTATCAGAAAGAGAACAAAAAGCCATAGCGAGCCAAAAATATGCCGATGCTCTTGATGCTCATTTGCAAGCTTATGTTCAATTTAAGAAAATTGACAATGAAAGAAACCATGAAATGCGAATTATTGATATTTGGAGAACTTTATCCAGTAATCGCAGACAGGGTGGCATATGATTGGTAATAGCGGTCAAGCTTATGCTGATAGAGTCAAAACCATCAAAAATGATGGGGAAGATTTATTTGAGAAGTTTTGTGCTATTGCTGGCACTCAATTTCACAGAATAGGTTTTGATGAGCATGAAAATAATGTTCCTAATTATTGGAGGCTAGGAAATATTCTTAGAAACCTTCCAGACTATGTAATTAATACTAAAAATAAGACTTTTGTAGTGGCAGTAAAGGGTACAGACAACTTTAAACAAAAAGAGTTTGAGTTGTTGCCTAGTATGGTGGAAGCTTTTAGTTCAAAGGAGGCTCCATTAATTTATGCTTTTTGCTTTAAAGAAAAACAAAAACCAATNTGGGTTAAACCAGAAGAATTGCTTGAGTTGTACAANAAATCCCAAGACCAAAAATGGCATGATGGGGTAATTTACAGAAATTTAAATATAAGGAATCGCCATGAAAGACTTCAGTATGCCCTTCTTGACAGCCAAAAGCCTGTTAGACCAATATTACAAAGCAATGATTTCTCAGAACAAGAATTTGGCTTATAAAATTGCCAATGAACTTGTAGAAACAANTTTAAAGCTAGAAGATGTAGCTCATGACAACTAAAAAAGAAAAGGAAGAATATGCAAAGCTGGCAAGATTGGGCTGCATATTGTGTAGGCAAAATGGAATTCAAACAACCGATACACCAACAGAGCTACACCATTGCCGAAGATTTGGTATGCCTAGACACCTCAGCCCAGTCATTCCCTTGTGTGCCTGGCATCACAGGCTTGGAGATGCCAGTATTCACCTTGCTGGAGCTAAAAAGTTCACTTCTTATTGGGGGTTTAGCCAAGAACAGCTCATTGAGAAAACTAGAGAACTTTTA